TACCTGAAAATTCGGTCGAGAGATACGAATACATACAAACGCAACTGAAGGAACTAATGGATGGATTCAAAACAAACACTAATTGACGCCTTGGTAAAGGCTCAGTCTGAAATGTCTCATGCGACGTTTGACCAGACAAACCCGCATTTCAAAAGCAAGTTTGCTTCGCTGAAGTCGGTGATCGACGCGGTCAAACCCGCGCTCAATGCGAACGGAATAGCGTATGTTCAGAAGTCAGTGCCGATGGACGGTGGGATAGCCGTTGAGACTGTCTTCTATGGTCACGGCGAAGAACTATCTACCGGGCCTGTTCCGGTTCCTATCGACCGAAACAATGCTCATGGTCTAGGTAGCGCATTGTCATACGGCAAAAGATATTCATTGGTTCTAGCTTGTGGAATCGCCGCTGATGAAGACGATGACGGCAACGCAGCAACCAAGTCCCCTCCCAAGCGCAAACCCCAATCAGTCACCAAGACAGTCCTCGAGGAAGAGGGCATCAAGGTCGATCAGGGAAAACTAAGTAGTTATATTTCCCTCCTCATGGAAGCCACTACCAACGAAGATCACGCGGGTATGAAGGAGCTGCTCGATGAGCTTCGCTCCGACAGCGATATGAAACTTGCAGTTTGGGCAGAGCTTCCAAGCAACATCCGTTCAGCAATCAGAAAGGTGGAGAATCCAAAATGAACAGACCCAAGAGAGGCATATCACGAGACATTTTTGATGTCATAAATGAGAATGGGTCATCGACTTATACGTCAATCTCAAAAGAGCTACGACGGCGAAAGAGCAGCGCCACACCCGCTCAGATTAGGAAGGGTTTAGACAACCTATTGTTCAGGCAGCACATAGAGAGATCAGGGCGCAATAAGCGTAGATTCATCATCAATAAAGCGATCCTGCATGAACAGCTAACCGGGCAAAAGCAGTTGAAAGTGTCTAAAGAGTTTTTGTTGGATAAAGCGCAGGAAGCAGAATCAATCCTGAACGAAAGCCTCGCTGATAACATTAAAGCAGCGATACACAAAGAGACACGCAATCAGTCAATGATGTTTATGGAATACGTTTTCATCGTTGGCATTTCCGCTGGTGTAGCAGCAATAACCACAATCTTGATGGAGTACTTATGAGCGATCCGATATTCGTCGATGGCTTGCGAATCTTCGCACCCAAAGACAATCAGCCAGAATTTGTGAAAGCGGCTATATCAATCAACAAAGCCGACCTGATGCGATGGCTTCACAACCGGGAGGCAAACGATAAAGGCGAGATACGCATTGATGTTAAGCAGTCTCGTAAAGGATCTTGGTACTGCCAAGTTAATGATTGGAAGCCAGACCGCAGTCGTTCTGTTAAGCCGTCTTCAATGGCCCCACAAGACGATTACGAGGATGATATTCCATTCTGATACTATTGGGTTGCGGGTATTTCGGGCAGGCGAGCGGCAGCGTCAGCCTCCCTCTCGGGTACGAGAAATAGATTGTTTGATCGCAGCCCGTGACTATTCACTGTTAAAGCAATCAACTGCCGCATTTTATAGGGGGATACTTGAGAGTTTTGGATTTGTTTTCGGGGATTGGGGGCTTTTCAATCGGGCTGGAATCGGTAGGCATGGAGACTGTCGCGTTCTGTGAGCAGAATGCTTATTGCCAAAACATACTAGCCCAGCACTGGCCCACCCTCCCCATTCATTCAGACATTACGGAGTTGAACGGATATGAGTACCGAGGATCAGTTGAGCTTGTTTGCGGGGGATTCCCTTGTCAGCCATTCAGTGTTGCCGGGAAGCAACTCGGCGCAGAAGATGACCGAGCACTCTGGCCGGAAATGCTGCGAGTCATACGCGAAGTGGCTCCCAGATGGGTCATTGGCGAGAATGTTTCTGGAATCATCCCGATGGAACTCGACAAAGTGCTATCTGACTTGGAAGGGGAAGGCTACACCTGCTGGACGTTTGTACTTCCAGCTTGTTCCGTCGACGCCCATCACAGAAGGGATAGAGTCTGGGTTGTTGCACACTCCGACAGCAACAGCAAACCAGATGTCCCCTTCGATGCAGAAACACCACGGCAGTTGGTGGTGCACACCAGCGGCAACGTCAGGGGGGACACCAAAAGCACTTTTGGAAGGTCAGACAACAAGAGCGAGCGGACACAAAATACAAGTCAGATTACAAGACCAAGTGAAGATGTATCCCACGCCAACAGCTCACAACAGAAAAGAGGGGGCGTACCCATCGGAATACAACCGGAACACGCCAACCCTGACATCAGTGGCGACACAAGAAGACAACAAACCGCCTCAATCTGGCTCCCTGAACCCAACGTGGGTCGAGTGGCTAATGGGGTTCCCAACAGGTCACACCGACTTAAAGCACTCGGAAACGCCGTAGTTCCGCCCTTAGTTGCTGAGATTGGAAGATTAGTAATGGAATTTGATAGAGAGATAACCAATGGATAAAAATGAATTTACTGCGCTTTACGATCAGTGGTTTGCGCTGCACCCATTTAAGAAACGGGACTGGGTGGAACTAGGCAAGGTGCATTACCAAGCCTTCGGGAAAGAGAGTGTGGCGCTGATGACAGAAGCATTGGGTCAACTGACTGAGGAACTTGACCGATTCCCATTACCGAAAGACATAAGGTCAAAGCTGAACAAACTATCAAGCAGTAAGACTGAGGGCGGTCAGACGAAAAGCAACGTAACGTCTGAGAGCGAGCAGATAGCCACCAGACTGCTTGAACACCGACATGGGGTGCATTACAACGGCAAGGTCGTCAAACGCCCTGAGAACGTCCCTGTGTGGATTGAGCAGCTTGTTGATAGGGTAGACAATGAGCTAGGCGTTCAGTACCCGCTTACAGCGAAGCTGGGCACTCTTGGGTTTATGGTTGTGCAAGCGGAGGGTAGGCGATGAACGATCTCGTCAAGAAATTTCTTGAAAGCGGTGGGGAGATCCAGCAGCTTGATGCTGGGATCAAGAGAGACTTGAATGTCTGCATGAACTGTAAGAACTTGTTCCCAAGTGCAGAGATGACCAAGGGGAGTCAGCGACGATGCAAGAAGTGCTATCAGAGACACACGAAGTTCAAGACAAGCCGGTAGATATTTTCTATCAGGCAGTCTTAGCACAAGAGCGTCTGCGAGAGTCATATCTGGCCTATCGACTATCTCGAATCAGCGCACCGTTTTCAGAGGCTACGAAAAGACAGATCTGGGAATGGCAGAAACTAGGTCACTCAACCAGATGGATCTCAGACGAGCTAGGGGTTACACGCTACAAGGTTCGCGCCCTAGTCAACCGACAAGGCTGGCCCTCTCCCACTAACTTAGCCTAATGTTCCATGTGGAACTATTCGTCTATAATCTCAGCTTCTTCGGGTTCCATCTCGGCTTTAATCTGCTGGGCGTGGAACCTGATGGACTGCTCAGCCTCCTGCTGACGCAAGATAAGCTCCACAATCTCGTTTCTCAGATTACCAATGCGCCCGGCTCGGATCTTAGCGTCTTCACTAAGGTCTTCTTCGTTGTATTCAATTCCATCAATCGTAATCATTTGGTTCTCCAAGAATGAGCCTTGAGTTTACTTGGTAAACGCTATCCCGCCAACCTCAGATTTGATAAGCCAGCCAGACTGCGAAGATGATGCCTGCCACCATCACGAAGATGTAAGTCAAGTCGGCTATGATTTCTTTCAGTGGACGCATCACGTCAATTGCCGAAGACAAGCATGAACGCCATTACAATGATTGTCGCACCCACCACAAATGTGGTCCCCCCCACTAGAATTTGGTTAATCAGATGTTGACGCTCTTTTTTCTTCCTCACCAGCATGCGCATGTGCTCTTGTCTTTGCCTTTCCTGCTCTGCTTTGGCTTTCTTAAAGTCGTCTAGTAGCTTGGGATCAGCCACCAATAGGAGATCATGAACGTCCTTCCAGTAGCGCTCTTGCTGTCTTCTAAGTTGACTAAGCCGCAACAGGTCATTTTGACTGAGTGGGCTAAAGGTTGAGGCTTTGCGGTCCAGTTCAAACTGGTTAAGACCCTCCCCGAAGTCGCTAATCATGCCCATCACTTGGGACACGTTAGCCTTACCCTCGTTGACTTGAGAGATCAGGCCATTAATGGCCGACAAGGTGGCGGAGGCCGCTGCGATGCTCTCAATCACCATTGGGGATCACCCCATAAACTGAGGCAAAGCGACAGCAACAATCACCGTAACGTATACGCCCCAGATCATCACTTCTAAGCGGTCGAAACGCTTCTCACCCTGCGAGAGCCTGCTATTGATGCTTTCCATCCGAATCAAACATTCAGCTTCGTGCTGCTCAATCTTGGAGATAGCTTTCTCTGTGGGAGTCATTACCAAGGCACCCCAGAGGCTTTAGTAGGGTTCTTCTGAGCGTCTATGTTCGCCTGTAAGGCTGTTTCTGTGGCATCTTGGTCCACACCATTGGC